ATGAGATACTGCAATAACGGCGGCTGCATGGGCGCCCAGCCCGGCTATGCCCCTGCGGGGATGAACCGCACCCGCCGCATCATCGATAGCGAATATCCCATTGCCATGGCCTATGTACCGTGGCAGCGCTGGGGCGAAACCTACGATGCCGAGAAAGCGCTCTGCCGGGGGACCTTATTCCCGGCGCTGGATCTGCCGTTTACCGGCTGCGACTGTGAAAGGGGGGCTAACCGTGGCTGAAAATAACCTCTGCCAGCTGACAAGGGAAGTCCAGCGGCAGACCTTTACCGCACTGGAATGCCACCTGTACCTGAATACCCATCCGGATTGCCAGGAGGCGGCCGCTGCCTTTGCCAAAGCCTGCGAAAAGCTGGATGCCGCCCGTACCGCC